ATTCGCAACTGAAGAATGTCAGGTGCTTGATGTAGATCATCCTATTATTCGTTTCTAATTATGAACCGCACACTTCAACAACTGAAAGAATCAGTAGAACGTTTGATTGAACAACAAGGTGCAAAAGCATCTTGTGCTGCATTTATCTTCACCAAGGAAGATGTATTCAATATGGATGATGATGGTAATGAGGTCTATTTTGATGAGGAAACTACTAACAGTGTATTGAATGATTTGGACGAGACTGATTACCTTTTATCAAAAGCATTTGATTGTATTGATGACTATATTTGCACTTATCAACATCGCAAAACATTGAACACAAAATGACTCAAACTCATTGGGATACTCTTTACACCAAACTTTACGATGTGTATGAAGAATGTTCCAAGAATTATGATGAAACTTACCGTCAAATGATTGGTGAGATTTTAGATCATATGATTCGCAACAAACCTTATTTGAATATCAAATGACTAACTTTCCTACACTTCAATCTAAAGATGGTACTATGATGGTGTCATTTTATCCATTGAAAACACCATTTGGTGATATATCTGAAACTTGGGCATTGAAAGTTCTTGAATGGAAAGGTATTGAGACAATCTCCAAGAAGTTTGTGAATAAGATTGAGATGCAGTTGCAGTTGCGTGATTATGCAGCACACGATTATGTTGTTATCAAAGATAATTGCAATCTTCCACAATTAGGTAATCCAATGGCAGGTGCCTGTTAGGTATGTGATGTGCCACTTGTAGCACTGTCCCTATAATCCCCCAAAGACCCCTTTCCCGTGCTATGATTACGAAGTAATCAAAAGAAAACCAATGTCTGTTCCTTTCACAATGAATTACAAAGAAGTTTATCAACAAGAAACTGTTGATAAGATTGCAGAACTGCTGGAAGATTCTTATTGTCTGGAAGATATTGTAGAGTTCATTGATGAGAACTCCGAAGAAGATTTCCGCAAGTATTATGAAGATTATGTGACTCTTGGTGAAGAGTATTCTTATGGTGCTGTAGATGCTTTCATTGAAGAGTTTGGTCTTTATACTTTGACTACTTCCAACTTTGAAGATGCTTATCGGGGTTTGTATGATTCCAAGGCAGATTATGCAGAGCAATTTGTAAATGATTGTTATTCTGTAGATTTGCCTGGTTTTGTTGAAGTTGATTGGAATGCAACGTTTGATAATATGGATGAAGTATTCTGCAATGGTTATGTCTTCAACACTCAATTCTGATTACTAAAACAATGAAATTGAAAGTTACTGAAATTGAGTTTGATTGGGGTGATGATGACTGGGGAATCGTACATCCTGATGATATTGAATTAGGAGAACAGTACAAGAACAAAATCATCAATTCTGTAATCAATCAAGATTACTTTGTAGAGACAGAAGATGAACTTGCTGATGTTATATCAGATGAAACTGGATGGTGTGTGAATACACTATCGTATGTGGAAGTGTAACCTGTCTTATACAAGACTCACTATACGATGTGCCAGTTGTAGCACTGTCCCTATAATCCCCCAAAGACCCCTAACCCGTGCTATGATGAACGAAGTTCAGAGTCAAGGAATGACCACCGAGCAACGAATGGAGAAACAATTTTTTCTTCACTTTATTTCTCTTATCAATGAGGTGCAAGGTAAATCTAAACTCCCTTCACAAATCAATTCTAATCGTAAATCCACTTGGGTAAAACAAACCTCAAACCCCAAACAAAAAACTGATGCTCTCTCCCGTGTTTAATCAACAAGATCTAGAAAGTATCCTTGCTCTCATTGAGTTCCATGATGATTGGGATGAAATTCAAGAGTTACATGATATTGATTTGAACTCCTTGTTTGATAAAGTCCATTCCGCACTTGAACATGTCAATGACTGACGAACAACTTAACGAACAGATGGATATTACATTCTATCAGATTGAACAAAGGTTTCATAAACTTCTCAACAAAAAAACTAAAAAGAATAAACAAAATGCACGTTCAATCTTTATGGAATGGGGAGAAGTATTTACTCACGAAGATCATGATGAACCAGTAGAAATTCTTTACGTCCCTGATTTCAATCAATTCATCAACTAACCTAATGACTATCCGTTTCACTTACGATATTCATACACAACAACCTGTGTATGCAATCTGTACTCCTAATGGTGATTGTAAGTATCTCACTACATCAATCACTGAAGCAATTAAACTCGTACAACAATTCTAATGTGTGATACTGAGTCTATTTCTCTCTTCTCTCACACCTTATCTCTTATGCTCATAAGCATGAATTATCAATTAGAACGTAATTACGATACATTTCATAATTAAATTAAATGTATTAAAAAACATAATGTTAATGTTATGTTATGTGTGGTAATGCTTGTTATTATGTGTTAATGCTTCATTAAATGCTCATAGTTTTGTGGGTCTAGGCCTGCAGTATATCATAAGTCGCAGAAAAAGTCAAGGGCATACAGACACTCCCAGGACTGGCACATCATAATTTGACAGAATCTCCACAGTTCTTATAAGTCTCGTAGTTGTGGAAAAATAGTTTTCCCCAGGTTTCATTCGTTTTCTATAGGGGAAAGTGATAGTTTTCCACATAATAGTTTTCCACAGGTTTATAAGTGTTTGTAGTATTTGTAAGGGTTTATAAGAATTGCCCTGTGGAAAACTATTCGTTATCTGTGGAAAACTTGTGGAAAACTATTCGTTATACTCCGCACAGTTCGTTATATGCCTGTGGAAAACCTGTGAATAACTTATAGTTCGTCATATAGTATAACAATACAACAGTGTCTCGTTATATAACTTATACTCATCATTCGTTCTCTTGACCTAGTGGGGGGTTTTATATTAGAATCAGACAGTGCAGTTCATACACAATTACTCCCACTGTTTGACTCGTTATCACCCTCACAGTTCGTTATATGACCTCGTAGGGGGTTTTATATAAAGAATATGACAGTACTGAATGTAAGAAATAAGCGACCCTTCGTTTATCATAACCCCATAGGGGGTTTCGTTATTAGAATTAAACAGTGATAAATGCACGAAATTAACCTCACTGGGGTATTCGTTATACACAGCGTTGTATAATAAGAATAGACAGTTATTATATGTTGTTGTTTATTGTTATTATAAACCGTTGCCCCCCCGTATATAAAAACGCATAACTACCCTAACCTACAACGGACCGAAAACGCTTGAGTGATTATCTTTGAGATAAAAAAATTTTTGAGGATTTTAAAATGCCAAAAAGGTTGAATGGGTGGGTTAAAAAATTTTCCGAGGGTAAAAAGTGGGTAAAAGGTGAATATATAAAAGAAACTTTTATAGAGGTTAAATGAAATTAGAACTTGATGAATTTGAGAAGGATTTAATGATTGAGACAATTCAGCATCGGTTAGATACTGATAAGATTTTGGTGATTAATGCTACTTTAAAAGAAGAACTGGAAGATTTACTTAGAAAAGTAGAAGAAGATGAATACTTATAATATTCAAGTCAATGGAACTACGATTGTAGAAAAAATTCCCCAGGAAAATTTACAAGAAATGTTTAATCAAGTAAGAGGGCTTGTATGGACATCTGGTGGAAATGACGAGAATATTTCAGTGATTCTAAATAAAAAGGAATATCATTGCAATAATTGAGTTGTAGTGATAGAATTATAAACGTTAGTACTTGAATTTTTTATGGCAAAAGGATTTACGGTTAAGGCAAAAGCGCCTGTAGCATCATCTGAGGATGAGTTTGATATGCAGGCAGTACGAGAAATGGTAAGGGGCAAATCAGTCGTATTTTGTTTGCCTGGGAGAGGAGTATCATACACATATTTGAAGAACTTTGTTCAGTTATGTTTTGATCTAGTACAAGCAGGAGCAAGTATTCAGATTAGTCAAGATTATAGTTCAATGGTAAATTTTGCACGATGTAAAGTACTTGGTGCAAATGTACTCAGGGGACCAAAGCAAGTGCCTTGGGATGGTAAATTAGATTATGATTATCAATTATGGATTGATAGTGATATTGTGTTTAATACTGAAAGTTTTTATCGTCTTGTTGCAATGGATAAAGAGATTGCTGCTGGATGGTATTGTACAGAAGATGGACAAACATCATCAGTTGCTCATTGGTTAGATGAAGAAGACTTCCGAGGTAATGGTGGAGTGATGAATCATGAAACCTTAGATACAATGAAAAATCGTCGCAAACCTTTTACAGTTGATTATACAGGATTTGGTTGGGTATTGATTAAGAAAGGTGTCTTTGAAAGTCTTGAATATCCTTGGTTTGCACCAAAGATGCAAGTCTTTGAATCTGGTGAAGTACAGGACATGTGTGGCGAAGATGTTTCATTCTGTCTAGATGCAAAAGAAGCAGGATTTGAGATTTGGTGTGATCCAAAGATTCGTGTTGGACATGAAAAGACTAGAGTGATCTGAGACTAGTCTCTCAGACCATTCTTGACGTTTTCAGTCATTACATGATAGAATGCCTCTATAAGATTTTAAAGGTCTTGTAGGGGCATTTCAGTCCTCAGAGGTACTTAAAGTTATTATGAGTACTTCTAGTAATTATGAAAACCCGTTTTTAAAAACCGTAAGAAACCCGTTTAGGAGATTATTAAAATGGCAGTATCAAAAAAAGAAATGAAGATTGAGAGTACTCCAAAGAATACTCGTCAAGGTGATGGAAAGAATACTAAATATGCAAAGACAAGTCGTAATGGTGCAAGAAAACCATACCGAGGTCAAGGAAAATAATAAAAGGATAAAATGATTCAATTAAATCCTACAATCCCAGTCGTTACTCCTAAAGGTAATGGTTGGGCATTTTTTTTGATAGATCGTTCTCAAGAACATGATTTTGAATGGGTTGTTTTTTTAGATAATAGTGGGGAATGTTAAACTTTTCGTAATAATGATATCAGAATTCAAAAGAATTATACTTTGGGTAGAGCAAATATAAATAAAATTTCGCAGGAATAAAGAATTGAAACAGTTTTCAATGGGGACTCATCTCCTTTTGGAGGTGTATGACGTACAATTTAACCTTCTAAATGATGGTATTTCTCTTCAGGAAGTCATGGAACGTGGTATTGAACGTGCTGGAATGACCATTTTGAATATTTTTCAGTATTGTTTTTGTCCTCAGGGACTTACCATTGTGATTGCTTTATCTGAAAGTCATGTTTCTTGTCATACTTGGCCAGAAGAAGGATGTATTGCCATTGATGTTTATACATGTGGAGAAGGAAATCCAAAATTAGTTGCGTTGGAAATACTCAAATATCTAAATTCAGAGATTTATAGCATTCGTGAGTTAGATCGTTAAATAGATTTGAGATAGCAACCTCACTAAAAGTTCTGTTTTTTAATTAAAACAGGAGCTAAAATGTCATTTTATCAAGTAGATAGAGATCAAAGTTATATGAGAGAGATGTGGGGAACCACAAAACTCATTACAGACTATGGAACCGAAAAACCAAAAAGAGTGATTCAAGAAATCATGCATGATAATGCACCAAAGCATGATTTAAAAAAACAAACTGAGTTGCATGAAAAGATTAGAAACGATGAAGACTATGATGATTGGGAGTATGGAACTGAACCCACATACGGAAAAGTAATCTAAAAGTCATATAGATATATTAAACCTTTCTTATTCTATATGGCAACTAATATTTCTAGATATTTTAAGGATATTAGTTTATCTTTTGCTAGAAATCCTATTACGAATGATTTGATTTCACTTACAAATGAAGATGCAATTAAAAAATCTGTCATTAATTTAGTTAGAACTCAGTTGGGAGAAAGATTTTTTAATTCTTTAATCGGAACTTCTGTAAATAATTCATTATTTGAATTACAAACTGCAGAAGTTTCTATTATTTTAGATGAAGAAATTAAGACAGTTTTAAAGAATTTTGAACCAAGAATTAGATTAAATTCTGTAAATACTACATTATTTGAAGATTCAAATGAAATTAACATTCAAATTTCATATAATATTGTTGGATTGCCACTTCCAACACAAAATATAGAGTTCTTACTACAACCAACTAGAGTATAATGTCCTTCGCTCAATTCACAAATCTAGATTTTTCCGATTTAAGAACTCAGATTAAGGATTATCTGAGAGGAAATAGCAATTTTACAGATTTTGATTTTGAAGGATCTAATTTTTCCGCTTTAATTGATATTCTTGCGTATAATTCCTATATTACTGCCTTTAACACCAATATGGCAGTCAATGAGGCATTTATTGACTCTGCAACCTTAAGAGAAAACGTAGTTTCTCTTTCAAGAAATATTGGATATGTTCCTCGCTCTGCAAAATCATCAAGAGCAGTTGTTAATTTTTCTATTGATACCACAGGATTGAATTCAAGAACCGTAACTTTAAAAGCAGGTGTAGTTGCTCTTGGTTCAGCACAAAATGGCAATTATTCATTTGTAATACCAGAAGACATTACAGTCAATACTGATGAAAATAATATTGCATCCTTCACTAATATTGAAATTTATGAAGGAATTCTTCTGAATAAAACTTTTGTTATGGATTATTCCCAATCTCAACAAAAATTTGTCATTCCAAATAGCAGTATAGATACAAACTCAATTCGTGTTTTTATTAATACAAATATTATTGAAGAGTATAAGCAATATAAAAATATTTTCCAAGTTGATCCAAATTCAAAAATTTTCTTAATTCAAGAAATTTTAAATGAACAATATCAAATTTTATTTGGTGATGGCATTTTAGGAAAAAGACCAGAAGATAAAAGTGGAATTAAAGTAACTTACGTTGTAACGAATGGAAAATCAGCAAATGGTGCTTCTAACTTTACATTCTCTGGAATTTTAATTGATAATAATGGAAATCCAATAACTACTGGTATTTCACTATTAACTACTGTTCAATCTTCAGAAAATGGTGATAATATTGAGTCAATAGAATCAATTAAGTATCTTGGACCTAGAGTCTATTCCTCGCAATATAGAGCAGTTACTGCAAATGATTATAAAGGATTGATTCCATATTTGTTTCCAAATGTAGAATCAGTAAATGCTTATGGTGGAGATGAAATGAATCCACCAGAATATGGAAAAGTAATTATATCAGCAAAACCAAGAAATGGTTCATTTTTATCAGATATTACAAAACAAGAAATTAAAAAAGAATTAAAGCAATATTCAATTGCTGGAATGGATTTAGAAATTATTGATCTGAAATATCTTTACATTGAATTATCTACAAGTGTTTATTATAATGCCAATTCTACTTCAAATGTAAATGATCTTCGCGCTAAAGTTTTAAACACTCTTCAGACTTACGGACAAACATCGGAATTAAATAATTTTGGCGGAAGATTCAAATACAGTAAAGTCAGTTCTTTAATTGATAATACAAGCATATCTATCACATCAAATATCACTAAAGTTAAAATTAGAAGAGATCTTCAACCAATTTTAAATGTACCTGCAACATATGAAATATGCTATGGAAATGGAGTTCATGTACAAAAAGTATCATCTACTGGATTAGGTTTCAATCTTAAATCTACTGGTTTTACAGTCAAAAATACTGCAGATATTTTGTATCTTACGGATAGACCAATTGACAATTATACTGGAACTATTATATTTTTTAAATTAGTAGATAATGTTCCTGTTATTGTAAGCAATAGCGCAGGAACAGTAAATTATCAAAAAGGAGAAATTAGATTAAATCCAATAATCTTTACTGGATCTACAAATAACACAGGAATTCAAATAGAAGCAGTTCCAGAATCAAATGATGTAATTTCAGTAAGAGACATTTATTTGGAACTAAATATTCCCAAGACAACTATTGATATGATTTCTGATACATTATCATCTGGTGAAAATATTTCTGGAAGTCAGTATCCAACCACATCAAGTTACGCAAACGGACAATATACAAGATAAATGACAGAATTTAAAACAGTAAAAATTCAATCAATTATTGAATCCCAGATTCCAGAATTCTTTAATGAAGACTATCCTTTATTCAGGGAATTTTTACAACAATATTATATTTCTCAAGAATATCAAACTGGTATTGTAGATTTAGCAAAAAATTTAAACAAATATAAAAGTATTGATAATTTCAATAATGAAACTTTTTTTGGTGCAATCAATCCTTCGGTTTTAACTTCTGCAGTTTTAGCATTTGATGATACTATAAATGTATCTCATACAATTGGTTTTCCAGATAAGTATGGATTATTTAAAATTAATGATGAAATTATTACCTATACGGGGAAAACTGAAACATCTTTTACTGGGTGCATTCGTGGATTTAGTGGAATTGATAGTCTGGAAAAATCAGGAAACACTCAGTTTTTACAATTTACTGCTACAAATGCATCTGAACATTCTCAAGAAACACCATTAATTAATTTAAATTTAATTTTCTTTGAAAAATTATTCACTAAATTCAAATCACAGTTTTTGCCAGGATTTGAAAATAGAAATTTTTATTCAGGAATAAATTTACAGACAATTTTATCAAGAGCAAAAGATTTTTACATTTCAAAAGGAACAGATACTTCTTTCCAAATTTTATTTTCTGTTCTTTTTGGAGATCAAATCCAAGTAATAAAACCAAAAGATTACACTTTAAGACCATCAGATAATAATTATTTTAACACTAAAAATATTTTAGTTGAAATCATTAATGGTGGCGATATAACGGAACTTAAAGGCAAAAGCATATTTCAAACAATTGCAGGTGTAGGTACTGCAAGTGCAGCAGTTTATAATGTAGAATATAGACCTGTAGATGAAAAAGATTTATATGAAATATCTTTAGACCCATCAACATTTAATTTAAATTTTAATTCAACTAAAAGAACCAATGTATTAGAAAATGTTTCTGCTGGTTCTAGTTCAATTTTTGTTGATTCTACAGTTGGATTTAAAAACTCAGGTACATTTCTTGCTTTTCCTACTGATTATTCTAACCCAATAACAATTAATTATACAGATAAAACGATTAATCAATTTCTTGGTGTAAGTGGTCTCACAAAAGATTTAAAATTTAACGATAGAATTTTAGAAGATAATTTTTTATATTCATATCTTAATGATGGATCTATTATTAAATTAAGATTGATTAATATAATTAACAGTGTTGATTACGCTAATACTTCAAAAATAAGAGTTGGGGATAAACTTTCGTTATCTTCATTTGGTGTAGATTTAAATAATAAAGTAGAGTTGAATAGTTGGATTTATAATTTGCCAACTACTCATCAAATTTCATCTATAATTAGTGTTGGGTCAAATTCTACAATTAGAATTACTTTAAAAGATAATGTTAAATTTCTTTTAGGAGAAAATATTCTTTTAGTTAATACGAATGATCAAGATGACGTTCCTACAACATGTGTTATCACAAAAATAAATTCCAGCAATACTTTTGAAGTTCAAACAGAAATAAATCTTAATATTTTTAATAAAAATGTAGTTTCAAAAATAATTACTAAAGGAAATAGTTTAGACAATAAATTCCCAGAAATAACATTATTAGAAGCAGGAGTTCAAAATACATACTCTGATTATAATTTTGATAATTTCTATGTTGCTTCTTCTGGTATTCCAAATTATCAAATAGAATCTAATATTAATAAAGTATCATTTTCAAATCTTGTTGGAATATCAATAGTTGAAACGACTTTGCCCCATAATTTAGTAAGTGGCGAAAGAATATATTTTCATTCAGATAATTCTGATAATAATTATCTTAAAACTGGAAAATATTTTGTAAAAAAAGTAAATGATACTCAAATTAGTTTAGCATTTAATCAAAGTGATCTTTTTTCTGGAAAATATATTGATTTTTCAGCAAGTGGCATTCATAGACTTTCTTTTTCTGCAAATGAGTATATTATAAAAGAAAAATATTACAATCAAAATCACATTGGTTCTTTAGCACTTACACCAGGAAACGAACAAAGTCAATTAAATGATAGTGGAAATTCTTGGTATCCTCCTCAAAATGGTTATGGTGTCATTGATTCAAATACAGGAAATTTATGGGTTTATGATGGATCACTTTGGAATATTGAAAATATTAAGAAATTACAGCACCAAAAATTACTTAAAAAGTTCAATATATCAAAAGAAGATAATTTATTTTCTTCCGATTTAGATACTTCTACTTCAGGTCGTCCCATAGGATTATTTGTAAATGGAATTGAAATATATTCACCAACAGTTTTTGATGAAAGTATTTTTTATGGAGAACTTGATAATATTGTAGTTCAAAGAAAAGGATCTGGATATGATGTAATTAATCGTCCAGGTATTTCAATAGAAGATCTTATCGGATCTGATGCAAAAGCCACTGCAAATGTTACTGGTTCAGTAGAAGATGTGAGAATTATTTCTCCTGGAATTGGATATCAATCAAAACCAAAAATTACCATAGAAGGAGGAAATGGTTCTGGTGCAGTATTGGAACCAAATTTAATAAAACAAAAAATTAAATCACCATTTAAGGGAAATATTACTGGTGTTGATATCAATAATGACGTTATCACTTTTATTGATAATCATTATTTTGAAAATGCTGAAGAAGTAAGTTATAATTCAAATGGAAATCCTGGTGTTATTGTTCGTCAAACTGTTACATTGAATGGTTCAACGACTTACAAAGATTTTAATTTATCTGACAATTCAACTTTTTTTGTAGGTATAGTAACAACAAATCAAATTAAACTTTATAATAAAAAATTAGATGCTTTAACTGGAATAAACACTGTTGATGTGGTAGGAATTAGTTCTGGTATTCACTATTTTACTACATTAAATTCAAAAAATACAATTAATAAAATTTATATAAAAGAAAAAGGAAGTGGATATTCAAATAAATCAATTACAATTTCTTCTGGAATTAGTACTTATGATAATTATATTACAGCAAGAGGACATAACTTTAAAAATGAAGATATTGTAGTATATTCCTATAGTGATACATCAATTGGCGGATTATCGGACACCACTCAATATATTGTAACTATAATTGATAAAGATAATTTTAAACTTTCCGAAGCAGGAATTGGAACACAATTTACAAGAGACAATTATATCAATAAAGAATATGTAAAATTTACTTCTTCTGGAATTGGATCTCATACTTTTTCATATCCACCAATTAGTATCAAAATAGAAACAACTCCAGGAATAAGTCAAACTTCTATTGTTTCTCCAGTTTTAGAACCAATCATACTTGGTTCTATTGACAGTGTTTTTATAGAAAAATATGGAATTGGTTACGGAACGTCCGAAATTATCAACTTTCACAGAAAACCATTAGTCACAGTCTCCAAATTTTCATCCGAAGCATTATTAAAACCAATTATTAGCAATGGTCAAATTCTTGAAGTACAAATTTTAAATTATGGGAATGGATATGGAAACGATGTTGATATTATCGTTGATGGAAAGGGAAAATATGCAGAAATTTTACCCATTATGGAAAATGGAAAATTATCTTCTGTAAAAATATTAAATTCAGGTGTTGGATACGACAAAAAAACCACTCTCACATTACAACAAAGAGGATCTGGAGTATTATTTGAAGGTAATGTATTTGAATGGAAAATAAATCAGGTAGTTAAAAATAAAAATTTGATCAAAAATGATGATAATTTTATTTTCCCAAGTGATAATAATAATTTTGGGTTAAAAGTTATTAATTTTTATGCTCCAAAAAAATTAAGATTAAGTTTAAACGATAGTATTAATGGAGAAAATCTTTTAGAAGAAAATCAAAATAAACAATCTCCCATTTTAGGATGGTCTTATGATGGATATCCAATTTATGGTCCTTATGCCCAAAAAGGTTCTAAGTATGACAAATTAAATTCAAGTTATAGTCTTCCTAGCACTAAAATAGATTCTTCATTAAGACCAAATGATTTTGACTTGGGATATTTTATTCAAGATTATGAATTTAATAGAAAAAATGGAGATTTAGACCAATATAATGGCAAATTTTCTAAAACAAAAGAATTCCCAAATGGAACTTATGCATATTATATTACTTTGGATGATAATGGAAATCCAGCATATCCTTATGTAATTTCAAATAATTTTAAAAGAAATCCAATAAAAGATAATTTTAATGATTTATTTAATCAAAATAGTAATTTAGAATCAATTGATATAATTAGAAATATTGGTGCTTACTATATTAATTCTTCATATTCTAACTATGGTTTAATTGATAAAATTGATAAAAAATATAAACAAGAGTTTATTGTCAAAAAAACATATCCAGCAGGAATAACATCAATTTCAATTTTTTCTCCTGGAAATAATTATAAAGTTCAAGATCGTTTAGTATTTGATAATAAAAATACTGGAGGATCATCATCTTCTGCAGTTGTTGAAAGAATAAGTGGTAAAAATATATCAAATATTAATATTGGAATTTCAACTTTTAGTAATGTATCTTTTTATAATAAATCAAATTTTATTTTTGCTAACACTCAGATACCTCACAATTTATTAGACGGAGATCAAGTATTAATTTCTTCAATTTCTAATATTAATTTTAAATCATTTGAAGGTTTCAAAACAATTCGTGTAAATCAAAAAATTGCAGGAATTACTTCAAGTGTAAAAAATGCTTCTTATACTGGAGTTTCTACATTTCTTTCTGTAACTGATATTTCTGGGTTTAATACTAATGATATCATTCATATTGATGATGAATTATTAAGAATTACAAGTATTTCTGCAGAACAATCTAGAATTTACGTTAATAGAGATGCAAGTTACACTGGAGTACATACTGCTGGAATTTCTTCTGTTGTATTAGTTCCTACTGAATTTAGTTTTATTGTTGATGAAATAAAGTATTATTCACCAAAGAATACAATTACATATTTTAATCCATACAACTCAGTTGGATATGGAACTACAGGAACCAGTTATACTAATTTTGACAATACAAATAATTTTATTCCAGAAAAAAGAATTTATATTCCAAAACATAGTTTCTATACTGGGCAACCATTGACATATAATGTTGGAGTTGGTGGTAATGGTGATGGGTTATCTGTTTCTGATAATGGCATTGATATATTTAAACTACAAAATAATCAAACAATATATTCTGCAACTCTATCTGAACCATTAAGTAATAATAAAGTATTAACAAATTTTTATAACAAATAAAAAAAATGATAAATAAAAAACTGTTAGCAAGTACAGCTTTAGCTGGTCTTCTTGCTACATCGAATGCTTTTTCTCAAACAACTAACTTTGTAGGACCTTCTTTAGCGCTTTC